GGAATCGACCAACCGGGGCGGAAAGGATAAGCAGCGAGACGCCAGAGGCATGGAGTTCGAGACATTCCGGGCCAAGGTGCTGTTCTCCCAGGAGCATAAGGTTGCCAAGCCTAAGCCTCGTAGGCAGTCGCCGTTCGAGGGCATGGGGCGCATGACCTACTACTCGATGGCTGCTGACTTCGATTTCGAGGACGTTCCAGCCGACTACGGCGTGCCAATATCAACCGTAATGCGACTTTTGGAATCCGGCGAGATTTAGTCAGAAATCAACCGGATATTCCGAATACCCAAATATTTCAGTTCGCGCTCGATACCGATGAATTTCATCCCGGCGGCGTAGGCGCCGAGGCCGGTGGAACCGCTACCCATGAACGACAGGCCATAGGGCGGATCGGTGACGATGGCGTCGACGCTGTCGGGCGCCAGACTGGCGAGAACTTCGCGGCAATCGCCGAGATATAGCGTGGCATCGCCGATGGTTTCAACATGGGTCATCGCTTGCCTTGCTTGCAGTCATGCCACTTCCAGTCGTCTGGATAGTCAATGTCGCGCACGTTGGCATCTTCGACGATGCTGAGCACAAGTCACAGAATGCAGGCGACGACGAATATGAGGCTGAGCAGCCCGGCGCCGAGCAGCAGGGCCAGGGTAGCGGCTTCGGAGTTGAAGTAAGTTTCAATGCCTACCTCTCCGCCAGCAGATCAGTTTTGCGCTGGCTTCCGTAGCTGGTGCCGAGGAAGAAGCCGGTCACCGACCCGAGCACCAGCGATATGATCGACGAGACGACCATTGCCCGGATATCGTTCGTCCAGCCTTCGCCGAAGAGAACGGCGGCGACGACCAGATAAACCAGCGGCAGCAGCGCCAGCGATATCCACAGGGACGGCGACATCCACGGCTTGCCGGCGGCCTGCATGGCTGCATCAGCCTTGCGCGCCCCGGCGATGCCACCGCCGCCCGCTTCGCCGGTCAGCTCGTACCACTTCGCTTCGACGGCCTGCGCGAAGGCCTGCGCCTGCGCCGGATCTGCGGCGATGGCATTGGCCGCACCTTCGGCGGTCGTTTCTCCCGTCACCTCTTTTGCCAGCTCAGCTACAGTTTCGGCGGCTTTTGCATTTTTTTCGGACTGTTCTCCGTCTCCGAACAGGCGAATCAGGGCCGGCGCCGCCTGAATTAAAAAAGGAAGAGCGGCAGCAACAAAAGGCAGCATGTTGTTTCTCCTTTACAAAAACCGACGTCATTTAAGATTTTCCTTAGCCCATACAATGACTGCCCAAAGCATCGCTGTCGCAGCCGCAATGATCGGTAGGAGTATTTTCGACCCCTTCCACAGCGTCACCAGCTCTTCAAGCGCCGGCCGTATCTGGTCGGACTCGACCACATGCGCGTTCATCTTGTCGCGAATTTCCAAAAGCATTTTGTCCTGCTGGTCCATTCGTCGATGCAGGTTCGCAATCAGCTCGTTGTCAGTCATGTCTATTCCATTCCCCGGTCTTTTCCGGCGATGATTTTCAAACCTTAATTTTCTGCCATGACAATCCAGTTTTGCCCGTCGCTCACCAGCGGCGCCAACTTGCCGGAGGTCACTGCAAGATTTTCTTATCGCACTGTTAATTCGTATAAGTCTGGCGCCGGATATCAGACATACTGCCCGCCAGTCGCCGTCGTCCCTGCGCTGTTACCAGGGAAATAGTTCGCACCACCACCGCCGGTAAAAATCAGGGCATTCGTCTGGACGTCGTAGCGCTTTCCGGTTGCCGATCCGGAGAACGTCAAGGCATTGGCAAGCATGCTGCTGACGCGCGACGAGAAGGCAAACGCGATGACGAAATTTGGGGTTCCAGACAGCGTTATCGTGATCGATTGCGAAACGATGAGCCCCGTATCGGCGGCAGCATAATGTGAATTTGCAGAACCGGAAATTGTGTAATTCCCGGTCGCGGTAACCCGGCAGCCGCTCCCAACGGCAATGTGGTCCCAGGCTGCGGCGCCAAAATTGATGTTGTTAAAACTCAGTATTCCCTGGCCGCTGGCAACAACGAGGCAAGATCCCGCCGTTGTCGTCTGCAGCTTCATGTACTGCAGTTTGTAGTCTCCGATAACAGCGCTCGTCGTACCAAAACAGTTCGCTGACGTCGTTGAAATGACCGTGCTGGTCATGTCATTGTTGTCGCCACGGATAGTGATATTCCCGGAGCCGACGAAGCTCTTGAGGACATTGGCGCCCGTGAACGTCCCTGAACCGATGCGGATCGTGATGTCAAAGCCGCCGTTATCAAGCGTCGTCGCGATGTCGATAGCTTTCTGGATCGTCAGGAACGCCCCGCCCGATGTATTTGCCGTCCCATCGTTAGAGTTTGATCCGTCCGTGCGAACGTAATAGGTTCTGGCAGCGGTAAGCATAGTTCTTGAATAAGACGCAGTGCCGGACAGCTCACTGGCCGCAACCTTCTTGCTAACGCCGCCCTGGACCAATTCAAGTAGCTCTGATCCAGCAAGCGGCGTCGTCGCTGCGGCAAGTTCGCTAATTTTTTTTGACATATCGATTCCTTATTCAGTAACGCGGAAGTCGCCGCTTTCTATGATTCTTGATTCTCCGTCTTCGGTGACGCGTAATTCGCCCCATACCGCCCAGTGTTCATGTGCCTGCCAACTAGACAGCCCACTGCGCACCGACCACAGGCGGAAGCGCAGCAGGCCGGCTGTCAGCGAAGAGGCCGGCACCGTTGCTGTCGTCCCGCTGATGCCGGTGGCAGAATGCAGAACGACCAGCGACTCGTCCGCCACCTCGACCGAATACGTCACGCCGGCCTCGGGTCCGATGCTGGATTCATTTTGCTCGACCAGGTAGGCTGTTTGCGCCAGGCGATCCCGGTGCGCCCAGGTCAGAACCACATCCGCCGCGCCTTCGATGATGGCAGGCCACTCAAGTGCATCGAAACGCACATTGGCTGGCGGATAGGGACGGTACTGTCGCTGGTCCATGGTCAGGATATCGACCGGGGCCATGGCAATATCCAGCTCGCCACGACCAGTGACCGGCAGCAGCTTGACGTCGACGACTTCGCCAGCGGCGTATTCGGTGCTGCTGAATCCCTGGTCGCCGTCGGCGAACCAGATGCGGGCACCGGCGGCATGCGCGGCGGGCACGGTATCGAGCAGCCCGCGCGAGATCGTTGCCGTGCTGGCATTGGCATCGATGGCCGAGACGAGCACGTATTCGTCGCCGATAATCGCGTATCCACCTGCCGCGATCAGGTCTAGGTCGATTCCATTGTCTAGCATGATCGCCGTCGTCGTTTTGGTCAATGCGCCGACAACCGCCGCCGATGGGCAGAAGTCGCCGTTGCCGGCGGCCTCGTAAGCTGCCGCGCCGACCTTGGCCTGGATGCCGTAGTTAATCGCATCGCCGCTCGGGCGCACCGCCAGCGTTTCGAGGTAGCCAGACAGCGCGTCGACATAATCGAGATCGGCGGCCGTCATATTGCGCGCCAGATCCCAGTACGGCGCCTCGATCACCTTGCGATAGGGCGCCACGGTCGGCGGATTCGACGGATCGACCCAGCCGCCAGGCTGCTCGACCATGTAGGTGTTATCGGGCAGGCCGAACACATCCTCGACGGCATCGATGATGATCTGACCATCGGTCAGGGTGCCGCGATTGACGTTGAGCGCCCGATAAACCACGTCATCGACGTCATACTCCGGCCAGGTCAGGCGGAAGACATCGCCGGGAAAAACCTGCCAGGCCGCGCGGGTTGCCGTCAGCTTGATGCTGGCCAGCGGCGTCGACCCGGCTTGCAGGTCACGCAGCGCCACCCGTTGCGCGATCAATGGACTGCGGATGCCAGGATAGTTGCGCGTCTGAGCCACGACGCCGCCCTGCACGGTAATGTTGGCCGGGTCCTGCACCGTGACCGGGGTGTCTTTTGAGGTATTGGCGTGAGTATAAACAACGGTAATCTCATTGACCGTCTCACCCCATCCCTGGCGCTGGTAATCTTCGGCAGCGACCAGGTTGGCCGGGCCGTACAGCGGCAAGGTGCCGCGATCGTAGTCGGCGCGGATCAGCTTGAGCGCGAAGGTCGATGTTTCAGGGCGGACATAAAGGATGCCGCCGATGTGGTCGAGGATGACACCAATGAACTGCTCGATGACCTCCTGCTGGTTCCACAACATCGATAGGCCAAATCCCTCGGCATACAGAGTGTCTGCCGCAGCAGTGAATGAGGCGATGTCGATTGCCGTGACCGTGTAGCCCATGCCCCACTCTTTATCGGTCAGGCATTGATAGATCATGTGCGCGGGGTTCATATCGACCCCTTCGGCAACGAACGCGGTAATCGTCCCGAACCCGCTACAGTAGGGGTTGACGGTATTTTTAACGGAGAACGTCATCGTTTCTCCGGGTGCCAGCATCCCGAGGTCGGTTCCTGCCGGCACTGGCGTCCCGGCTGCCCCAGCCGGGTTGAACACTTCGCCGTTGACCACAAAATAATCGTCGACGTTTAAATTTCCAGCGCCAGACGAATTCCCGACAACCACGCGCCGGGTTTCGGCGAACGGCCCCATGACGACAGGCACCGGATACGTCTGCCCAGGTGCCGGATAAGACGCATCAACGCCCTGCGTCAGCACCGGGAATGCCACCGAAAATTCTTCTGTAACGATGTCCGAAACAGTGCGAATAATTGCTTTTGGCGGATACCATGCCGAACCGCCGGTCCATCCCTGCAGAATCCTGCGCACGGTGAATGCCCACGGCTTCAGGTAGGGGTTGTTCGACGTCACCTGCCCGCCACGCCAGACGGCAGATAGAATTCCGCGAAAGGCCGGGATCGCCGCGCCAATTTTCGACTGCAGGTAGCTGTTTTCGACCTGCGTCGATTCGCCCATGAGCACGTCAAGCTGGCCGGCGACACCGCCTTCGCGCTTGTCGCCGCCGAAAAGCTCGGGCGCATAGATGGCCACCGCGCCACTGGTATCCTGATGCCCGACCCAGGCCACGCGCTCGCCGACCACAATCTTTTGCACGGCATCGACCGGACCGTGGCATAGCCCGAAGTGAATACCAAGGTAGTAGCGATAGCCGACTGTGACCGATTTCTTACTGCCCATAAACGGCCTCCACTTCGGCGCGGGCGATGGCGCGATCAGCCATCGCGTTATCGCGCTGGCGCAGGACTTCGGCGGCGATGCCATGCTTCAAGAAATCGGCCCAGTCCAACCCCTCGCGGGCGAACCAGGCACGCAGGCCGCGATTGCAGTAGCCCAGCTCGCGGCAGTGGCGGTGCGTGACGATGGTCATTTCTTGCCGCCCTTTTCCTTGATCGCGGTGGTACGCAGGTCGCCGTACCAGAGCACGTTTGCGCCCGTTAGCGTGACCGTGCCGAAGACGACCGGGATCGGCCGCCCCTGCTCGGCGACTGGGATGTCGAAGTCTTCGAGCGCCGCCGGCTTTGGTTTTGGCGGCTTTGGCGAGAGCGCGGCGCTGACGAAGTAGGAAACAACAAGGAGGAGGAGCTGGAAAACGAATGTCATGGCCGGGGCTCAATAGATGGCGACGCCGTTAAACGGATTCTTGTCCGGGTAGTAGGGCTGCCCGCCGTAGTTGAGGCGGTTGTCGAACTTGCCGTCACAGGTGGCGAGGCTGTGGTCGCAGCCGGGGTAAAGATTGACCGAGGCGCTGGCTGCCAGGCCGGGGATCGGGAAGCCGATGGTAACCACGGCTACCGTCTGCGAGCGGATGGCGCGGCGCTCGAAAACGCCGGCGCTCTTCTCCCATTCCAGATAGCCACCGGCGAAGTAGCCGTCGGCATAGCCGGCCAGCGCGCTTAGGGTGATCGTTGTGCCACTTATCGTGTCCACCGTGCGCACCACCTTGAAATCGGCGCGATCCAGCCAGCAGCCGGGGCCATAGACGACGTGCGGGCAGCCCTTCTGGTAAAGCCGGCGCAGGCCGGTGCGCTTGAGCGAGGTATAGACGCTCTCGCAATGCACGCCCGCCGAGGCATTGTTCCATGTCACGTTCAGCACGCGCCCCATCCACAGCGTGATCGCCTCGCCGTCGCCGGCATGCAGGCGGCGCAGGGTGACGACGACTACGTCTTCCGGCGGCATGGTCGAGAAGAGGCCAAGCACCGGCAGGTCACGGGCGCATGTGATTTCGAGCGCCAGGCGGGCCGTCTCGCTGGTCGCCTCCACGGCCCCCCGTGCAATCGGGACGGCGGTGTAGGTGTTACCGCCATAGACCACATCGCTGGCGGCGCTGGTGTAGCGGTAGGCGACTGCCCCGTTGAGGAACTCATATAGCTCGACCGGGCGGCCGGATTGCGCCGAGGTTTCTATGCTGGCGTAGGTCATGGTACCGGAACCTCGATACAAGGAACGGACACCGCCAGGCCTTCGCCGGGGCGATGCAGCAGCTCGATGCGGTCGGCGTTGAAGCGGGCGCAGCGCAGGTAGCTGATGCGGCCGAACTGCGCTGCTGTCACGGCGACGCCGAGGGCGCTGGACAGCGTCAGGTCGAAGGTCGGGCGGCCGTCGACCGCCGGGCCGGCGGCGACTGCTGTCACCTGCCTGTAGAGCAGGTTCGACGGCACGCTGATTTCAAGATCAAAGGCGCTGCGCCCGAGCGATGCGGCGCTGGCCGGGGAAAACACGCGCAGGGTGGTAGCAACGGCCGTGATGTCGGCGGCGGCGACCAGATCGCGCTGCCATGTGGATTGCCAGAAGGCCAGCCAGCGGCCGTAGCGGCTGGCGATCCAGGCGCGCAAAGCTGCGATTTCCGGCTGGGTGAAAACGTGCCAGCGCATCATGAAGCGGTCGTCGGGCAGATCGCGCAGCGCCGAGGTGGCGATCAGTCCGGTTTCGTTGTCGAATTTTTCCAGCGGCCAGGCCATGCCTTCGGCCAGCGAACCGTTTCCGACGCGGGGAACGACCGGCAGCACGTCATGCCCGCGATACTGCGTATATGTGGTAGCGGCATGCACGTAGACGGCAGGCGCTTCGAAGACGATATCGGCCCGCTGCAGCGGGCCGGCGGGCCGGCTGATCGACAGGTCGACCGCGGCGTGCGCCTGGTCGACGCGGTAGATCGTCGCGCCGCGCGCGGTGGCGACGAAGGCCAGCACCAGCGCGCTCGGCGAGACGCTCTGAATGGTGCACACCTCGTAATCGAGCGGCCCGTTCCACAGCACCACCGAGCCGCCAGCGGCAAGGCCGAGGCCGGTGGTCGTCATGGTGATCGACACTGACGATCCGGCGGCGACCGGGCCGGCATAGACCGGCTTGATCCAGTCCGGCACCTGGAAGGATAACGCGCCGCGCAGGATGGCGCGGGCGGCCGCCTGGCTTTCCTTGTCAAACAGATGCTTGAACACCCATTGCCGACGCGGCCGTTCGCGCAGGCGAAAACGCTGCTCGCTGGAGCGGGCGCGCAGCACGTCGGTGCGCCATTCCAGCACTTCGACGATTTCGCCAACCGGCATGAATGGCCATAGGCTCATGCGAGCGCCTGACGGAAGGCCGAGGCGTTACGCTGCACGGCGTTCATGATGACGCGCTCGCCGGCGGCGCTGCCGAGGTAGTCGCCGATGAACTGGCTGTCGAAGGCGTTTACGATGCGGATATTCTGGGCAGGCTGGTTTGCCGCGGCCCCTGACATGCCGCGTTGCTGCTCTTTGGTCAACACCAGCTCACCCGGTTTCAGGATCGCCGGAACCTCGTCACCAACCAGCCCGCCGTTATGAAACCGGGGCGCCTTCAGAAACATCGATGCCGGGACTGCGCGCGTGAACGAAGCGGCGCCACTCTCACCAACAATACCGCCTTCGTGAAATCCGAAGGCTTTCGCAAGCCAGCCCACACCAGCCCCAATCAGTCCACTGTCTCCGGTTTTTCCGCCCGTTGCGTAGTCGCCTAACAGCTTCTTCATGAGCATCGCCGACAACGCCTCCGCAGCCATGCGCTGCACCGTCTGCGCGAACTTGTAGCCCATCTGGTTGATGCCTTCGGCGAACGGGTCGAAGAGGAAGTCGGCGAAGGCCGACTGCATGTTTCGGGCCGCCGATACGGTGAATTCGTCAAGCTCTGAAACGCTATCCTTGATGCCGGAAAGCGCCTCCTTATACTGCTCCGGGTCGATCTTTCCGGCGGCCAGCGCCCGGTCGAGCGTGGCGACCTTGGCGGCGCGCGCCGCTTCCTGCGCCGACTTCGTGCCGGCCAGCAGCGCCTTCAAGTCGCCGCCTTCCTGAGCGGCGCCCAGCTTCTTGACCATCGCCAACTCTTCTTCCATGAAGGCGATATGTTCCGGGTAGGCGCCGTTCAGCGAGGCCAGCGCGATGGCGTCTTCCAGGTGCGATTCGGCGACGGCGCTGATCTGCGAGGCGCTTAGGCCGTAGAGGTCGGCGGCCTTTTCGGCAGCTTCGATCTGTTCGATCATCGCCCGGCTATTCTTGACGTTGGTCGATTCCTGGCTTTCCAGCGCCTTGCGGTATTCTTCCTGGGCGGCGAGCGACTTTTCCAGCACCGACAGGCTTTCCAGGCTGGCGAAGATGGCCTCGCGCTGGGCGCCGGTGGCTTTCAGCGTGCCGGCTTCCAGCAGGTACTTGACCTTGGCCGCTTCCTTCTCGGCGCTGGTCATCTTGCCGGTGGATTGCAGGTCGGCTTCGTTCAGGGCGATTTTTTCGCGCAGGGATTCAAGCAGGCGGGCGGCGTCGTCGGCTTGCGCGCGCGCCAAACCACCACCGCCGGTTTTCTTCGGCTTGTCCGGGTCGGCAAGCGACGGGGCGGCGCGCTTAGCCTGCGACTGCGTGGCGCCGCGCCCTTCGTTGCCGTAGTTGCCTTCGCTGCCGGCCAGCACTTCCTTGAGTTGCAGGTCTTTCAGGTAGGCAAGCTGTGTTTTCTTGCGGTTGTAGCGGGCCTCGTCAAGATAGCCGAACTCCTTGAGATCGGATTCCATCTTCGCCATATCGGCGCGCACCGTGGCAAGGTTTTCGCTGGTGTTTTTGAACGGGTTCAGCGTACCGAAGGCACTGAGCGCGCTGAAAAACCCATCCGAGTTCTTGATGCCGATCAGGAATTCTTCCGAAAGGCGGGTCAGCCACGGCAGCAGATCGCTGGCGATGGCGATGCCGGCAGCTGCAGAAACCGTTTTCAGGCGGTCCATATTGTCGCTGAACTCGGCGGCCTGCTTGACCAGCTTGCCGTCCATGATGGCGCCAAGCCGCCCGGCCTCTTCGCGCGACTTCTTCAGACCATCGGCACCGCCATTTAGCACCGGCACCAGCTTGGCGCCGGCCTTGCCAAAGGCCTCGACGGCGATAGCTGTCTTGCCGGCACCGTCTTCCATGCCGGCGAATGACTCAGCCACTTCGGCGAAGACGGAATCGGCGGACTTCAGCCGGCCGCTGGCGTCGGTGACCTTGATCCCGAGCGCCTCGAACAGCTTGCCGGACTCCTTGCCGCCGTCGGCGGCGTCTTTCATCTTGACCGACAGCCTCTTCAGTGCTTCGGCCATTTCGTCGGCCTCGACGCCATTCAGCTTGCCGGCGAAGTTGAGCGCGGACAGGTCTTCAGCGGAAATGCCCAGGCGCTCGACGGAATCGTTGAGCTTGTCGAGATTGTTGATCGCTTCGCCGACTGTCGCCGTCAGGGCGGCGCCGCCAATCAGGCCGCCAAGCCCGCCCACCGATCCGAGGAACGAAAACGAGTTCCTTAGCCCCGCCGCCGAGGCAGACAGCGACTGCAGCCCGCGCTGCGCCGAGGCGATGGCGGCGCGGGTATCGTCGCGCGCGGTGATGACGACTTCTGTTTTCTGGCTCATCGGCTTGTTATCCAGTCACGAATCACGATCAGGTCGAGAATCAGCGCGTCCATGTCATCTACACCCAAGTACCCGGCCAGCCAGTCCAGCATCGGCCAGTCGATCGTTCCACCCATCAGGTTCCAGGCCTTGAGCGCGACCCGCGAATCTTCGGGCGGCGGGCCGGGCTGGAGGATTGGCCGGCGGGTGGCGGCCAGCCAATCCGTCAGGCGTTTCCCCGTGCCTCCGTGCGCTCCTCATGGGCGCGGTAGGCAGCGGCGATGCCCTCGGAAATCGGGCGCCAGAGGGCCGGGTGTTCGGCGATCCAGACCTTGAAGATGTCGGGGTCGAAGGCGACCGGCTCGGGGTCGCCGCCGGGGATCAGGTCGGATTCCGTGACCTGTTCCCAGCCGACGACGAAGCGGGCGGCGAACTCGATGTTCAGCGTTGCCTCGCCCTGCCCGGCCTTGACCACGTCGAGCATGGTCGGGCGCTGGATCTGGAAGCGGTGCTTGCCCGATTCGACCCAGCTCCGGCGCGAGGCCTGAAACCTCTCGAAGCCGATCTCTTTCATCAGGCGACGTATTCGGTCAGGCTGTTGAGCATCGACACTTTGGCCGGGCTGGTGGTGACGCCCTGCTTGCCGCCGCCGGGCGCGCCGGTGTAGCCGACGGTGCCGTAGAACAGCACGTAGGCACCATCCGGCCAGCGAATCTTGAAGCCCTTGTTGGCGCGGGCGATGAAGGCGGCCTTCATGGCCTGCTGCGCGGCAGCGGCCGGGTCCCACTGCACCGTCATCTCGTAGCTCTGCGCCGTGGCGCCGACGACGATCTCGGTATCCTGCGTATCGTGCACCGTGGTGGTATCGACCGTCTTGATGTCGCCGCCGGCGGCGTTGAAGTCCATGCAGCCGGTGATGGTCGTACCGAGCGTGACTTCCTTGGCGGTGCCGCTGGTGAAGGGGTTGAACAGGGTGGTGTCGAGGCCGGTCGAGCCATCGGCGCCGGCAACCTGGAAGCTGTCGGTCGCCTGATTGACGACCTTGAACAGGCGGCCATTGAGTTCGAGCATGCCCTGGATTTCGAGCAGCACGATGTCGCCGTTCGAAAAGCCGTGGGCGGTGGATGAAATCACGCCGGGGGCCGCCTTGGTGATGGCGGTGATCGTTTTCGCCGTGGCGATGGCCGATTCCATGAACATCTGGAGGCCGGAGTTGGTGCGGACGGTCATTTGCGAGGCTCCTTAAAGCACGGTGCCGGGCGCCCCGGCGGTGGTGAAGTAGCGGATGCCGAAGGTCAGGACGATGCGCCCCGCCGGCTTTTCCAGTGTTTCGTCGAAGTCGACCGCGATGCCGGTCAGCTCGTATTTCAGATCGCTACCGAGTGCCGTTTCGACTTCGGCGGCGATGGTGTCGAGGGTGTCGTCGACATTGGCCGTGGCTTTCGCCAGGCCGACGATGGTCAGGGTCAGGCGGCGGTCGAGTTGCTTTTCGAAGGCGCCCCAGGTGATTTCTTCGCCGTCGGTCATGACCAGCAGGCATGGCAGCGATTCCTGCGGCGGCATGCGGCTTTGAAAGACGCGGGCGCCAGTCGTGGCCAGTCCGCCAAGCAGCGTAGCGGCGGCTTCGCGGATGGCCTGGCGGGCGTGCGCCATTACGCCGACTCCAGCCGGCAAACATCGATTCCGGTGCCGTCGGGTTCGATACTCGCCACCGTGTAGGTGACGCCACCGATGACCAGCGTGTTGCCGCGTGCCATACCGACCGACGACAGGCAACGAAAGACGGGATCGTTGCCGGCGATCAGGCCGAAGGCTTCGCCGTAGGCTTTGTCGAAGAGGCCGGCGACCGCCGTCGCGCCATTCTTCACCGCGGACACGGCGAAATCGGCGAGAAACGGGGCGTGGTCTTCGATGAAGGCCATCATTCAGCCTTTGCCTTGCGGCGGCCGCGAACCGGCGCGGATGCGGATTCAGCCGGTTTCCCGGCGTCGACCGCAGCCGCCTCGATGCGCTCGGCGCGCTTGAGGCCGATGACGTAGGCGGCGTCGGCCACCGGCAGGTCGATGACCGTGCCGGGCGGTTGCGGCTTGCTGTTGGCCATGAAGGCTTTGAGGACGAGAACTTCCATCGCTTTTCCTGTGAGGAAGGCGCGGGCCGAAGCCCGCGCGCTGCTTTTTAGGTGATGGAGCCGATGACGCTGAAGGCGCCCGGCACGCGCACGCCCACGTCGCAGGTGTAGAAGGCGCGGATGCCGGTGATGCCGGCGGCGAAGTTGGCGTAGGGGTTCACATCAACCTCGAGGACGCCCCACTCGGCCAGGATGGCCTGCGAGAAGTCGCCGAAGATGGCGGTGGCGGCGGTCATGCTGTTGGTCGTGTGGGCCTGGTAGCCTTCGACCATGCCGTCGTTGATGTTGCCCTTCCACAGCGT